ATTACCACCCGCACCAGCAAATGTAGGAGGTCCTCCTGTGGTTGGCGAATCATAAGCACCTGCTCCGCCGCCACCGCCATAAAAAACCGAAGAACCTGAAATAGAATATGCTAAACCAACGCCACCTGCTCCAAGAACAATTGCTGGAGGAGCACTTGGATTTACTGGACTTGCACCTGGTCCTTTTGTATAACCTCCAACTGCACCTGCGCCGCCGCCACCACCGCCGCCATAACCAATCCAAGGAAGAATACTTGTTCCTCCATCATTCCCTTCAGATGGACTATAACTACCTGCATTTCCAGTACCAGCAGAAGCGTTTGCATATGGCGGACTTGATGTATATGCTCCAGCTCCACCAGAACCTCCTGGTGTTCCTGGACCTTGTGGAACACTATTGTTGGCACCACCAGCGCCACCACCAGAAGCAGTTACTCTGCCAGGTCCTGGAGGACCAAAATATGATGCTGTTCCAGATGAACCTCTTGTTCCTGGATTTCCTGAACCACCAACTGTTCCACCACCACCAATTGAAACTGGATAAGAAGTCGAAGCAGTTATTGAATAACCGGTACCATATCTTACACCACCAGCACCACCGCCACCAGTGTGGCCAGAACCTCCACCACCAACAACAAGATATTCTACTTGTGCTAATACTCCTAGTGATAAACCAACAGGAAATTTATATCCGTTAGGGCGTCCAATGGTACGAATAGTCATTACGCAATCTCTGAACCAAAAATATTAAATGAAATGTTTGCACTATTAGTATTGCAACGAACTTGGTCTGAAGCATCAAGTGTAAGACCTAATGAAATACCAATTGAATCTGCGGCAGGTACAACACCACCACGAATTATATAATGTGATGCATTGTCAGCAGCACCATTATTTGCTACTGCAATTGAATAAGATGCATTTGTCGCAGTTTGATTACATACGGTAATTGTTGATATAACTGCTTGAGTTGCTGCAGGAACGGTATACACATTACTAAGTGTATTTGCTGCAGGATTTAATTGACCTAATACTTTGTAAGTAGTTGCCATTGTTTACATTCCTGATAATAGAAAAGGGTTAAGACCCAAATCAACATTTGAATTTAATTTTGATTGGGTAATTGCACCGTCAGCAATTTTGCTTTCGGTTACTGAATTCGCTTGTATTTGTTGTGCAGTAACAACATTATATGCATTGTAGTTAATTGCAGTATATCTTACTTGAATATTATTTGTGCCTGAAGGTGGTGCTGAAGTAAATGTAATATCTGCGGTACCAGAAGTTGTATTAGCGGCTAAAGTGTATGCAGCAGTTGGTTCTTGTATAACATTTTCGATAACCGCAATTACATCATCTACCTCCAATACTCGGCGAGTAAGGGTGAAAAGTGTTTTTGAACCATCGCCACTAAATTTTTCTGTGGCAGCGTCATACTGATAGACTTCAGGTGTATTACCTAGATATGACATGTTATGTAATCTCCAATACTGACAAAATTACATCAGCAGAACTTGCCGAACTGGTCTGAACACGCAAATAGTCTGTTGCTTCCATAACTAATTTTTGGTCGCCGCCAATTGGAACTAATGCACCACCAGGCGCAATCGTTGCTTGTTTGACCATGAAAAGTGTTGTGCCACTATGCGTCAAAGTGACATTTGCAGTAATTGGTGAATCGGTAGTATTGGCAACCGTCATACCAATAATGGTAGATTGTGTTCCAGAACCTACGGCATACACATTTTGCGCCGTTGTGCCTGCGTTCTGTAAAACATAGTTTTTAAAAGTATTTGGCATGAATCATCCTCTGTATTCAACTATTTATGTATTTATCCTAGTGCAATTGAATAAGCAAGGGCCGAGCCGTCTCGTTCATCAATTGCCGTAAATATTCTTGTGTTTGCTGTGCCACTTAGGTTATTGGCTGTTAATATTCCTGTCGATTCTGCATCTCTGAAAGTTGCAGTTCCCGTTGTGTTTGATGTTCCAATGATTGATGCATTTCCAGATACAGTTAAATCATTAAAACCAACAGAATCAATAATTGTGTTTCCACCAATTGTCAAATCACCTGCAATGTAAACAGAACCACCAATGTTTGCGGCCGAAGTGACATTGAGTGTTGCAATATTACCTGTAATCGTTACATTGGATAATGTCGTTGTTCCAGTTACCTGTAATGTGTTGGCAACTGTTGCGGATCCATTTACTTTTAGGTCATCAAACCCAATTGCATCAAGTATGACATTACCAGATACAGTAAGGTCACCTGAAATTGTGGTATTACCTTTTAAATATGTTTCACGATAAACCGTTAAATCTTCACCAACGAAAACATCGGTAGTAACATTAAGTGTTTCGACATTTGAAGTAACAACTAAATTTCTTGTAGTAACATTGGTAATGTTTGCAATATTACCAGCAATGACATTAATCGTTGCACCAGTTTCAACATTAAGTGAAACATTGGCTGCAGAACCACCAATTATAAGTCGTGTATTTGCGTAAAAAGATTGGCCATTTCCATCAGTTAAAAGATTAGCCGTGGAAATTAATGATTCAGTTGCATTAAGCCAATGTTGAAAGGTATTAGCGGTAGATAACTGATTAATTAAATTTGCCGCCATTATACTTTCCTCATCTGTGCAATTTCAAGCAACAGATTTTTTATTTCTGTCATATCGTTTTCTAACTTTACCAATCGTTCTTTAGTGTCTTGTTGTTCTACCTGTTGACGCTTTGCTAATTCTCTTTTCATCAAATAATCATCTAAACCAACTTTATCAGTATTTAGAAGTGCTTTAGAATGTAAATCTCTAACAAGTCTCGAATTTTCAATTTGAACTCGACCACTCATATTATGCTCCTGTTGGTAATGCGATTGCTCTTAAATCACGAACTTTAGGAACATCAGTTGGATCATTTCCAGACATAACTACTTTAATTGCAAAAGTCTTAAATGAATTAAATGCAGATGAGCCCGATGTATAAGAAACAGAGTTATTTGCAAAGTTGTTTATACCTGGTGCAAAAGCAAGTTCTCTATAATCAGTTTTACTTGTTGATGCAAAATTTGGATTTCCAAGTTGTGTCATTAACTGATAAGATTTGTTGTCAAAAATATCTGAATCAGAACCAGAAAGAATCTTATAGTAAACATAAATGTTGGAACCTGATGGTTTATATGCGGTTAAGTAAACACGCAAATCGCCAGAATCAAAACCATCCGCAAGAGTTACACGGCGAGTAATGTAACGAACTTTAGCATTACCTTCTGATTTTTTATCTTCACCATTATAAACGGCAACAGCAGTTGTATTTCCGCCTGCTACAGGTGGTGCGGCAATTGTAATCGTTGGTGTTGATGTGTAACCAGAACCTGGTACATCAACAATAATCGCAGTAATATTTCCTGTTGTAGTATTTGCAACGGCGTATGCATTTGCACCTGAACCTCCACCACCAGAAATTGTTACTCCTGTATTTCCTGTGTAACCAGTTCCTAATGTAGTGATTACAAAGTCACCATTTGATAATGGTAAATCATTAATTGAATTTTCAACAAAAATGGCACCAAAACGAGTTGTATCAATGATTGGAGATACATCTGGATTTCGAGTTGACATTGTTGCTTTTAAAATGAATGTGGTGTTGCCTTTAGAACTATTGAGAACTCGGCGACCATCGCCATCATCCATTGTATAATCTTCTTTAGAATTAATATTCTTAAAGCTTGTCATTCCACCACTTGTATGTTTTTCGGATGCAAATGAATAACTGATGCTTGTATTTGCCATTGTAACTTCAGAAGTCATGGCGTGAACAACATCATATGCCGCATTAGAACTTGGAGCATCAATTAAGAATTGTGCAACTGCTGTGCTACTACTGTGAACCTTTTTGAAGATTCTAAACATTATATCAAGGTTTTGGTCAGCAGTCCAAGTAGAACCGTTTTGAGATTGGAAGAACGAACCACCATATGGTTGTTCTGATATCTGAGAACCAGATACTAAATCTAATTTTCCAACTTCTGCAACATATGCCTCATATTTGTTACAATTAGACAACAATACAAAAGCGTGTTCACCGGGCAACATATAAACTGGACTGTCAAATACAAAGTCTGTGTATTTGGATTCGTTATCTAAATCTGGAGAATCACTTACTTTAACTTTGTCTGGCGTTAAAGTTACAGAACCGTATGGGTAAACAACTGTTGAAGAAGGGTATCCATTGACTGTTGGTCGTAACTGTAAAGTTACTGGAACAGTATCGTCTTTTGATTTGAAGCACACACGAAGTTTTTCGACAAACAAACCTTGTGGGTATTGTGCAGGTGAAATTAAGAATGTTTGTGCAAGAGGATCCCACCAACCAGAAACAGGAACATCAACGGTGCTTGTAGTAGTTGTTACACGACTGTCATTTACCGATGTTCTTTGAATTGTTGGTTGAATTGTTGATACTATTGTATTTTCAGTTGTTTGCAGTAAGCCTTGAGCAAAGAATGATGCATCACCATTTGTTGTTGAAGATGGAATATCTCCAGTAGAACTGTCAATCAATCTAAAGAGTTTTTCACCAACACGGAATGTTCCAGCAGGGACATTAAAGACACCTGCAACATCGCCACCACGAGTAGTTGTTAAACGACCAATTGAGTAGAATGATGTTGTATCTGGTGTTGTTGCCCAAGAACCTGAAATCGTAACGATTCTTGTCGCTGCATTATAAGATGAAATCGTTGCTTGTTGTCCAGCACCTTTTCCACTTACAATTGAAATGATATTACTATTGGAAGTATTTCCATAGAATGTTTCATTGCTGGCACCAGAAACTTCAGGTGCTAGTGTGATAGATGAAGAAGTGGCTGCATTTACTCTACCTGAATAATGGTCAAATGATGTAATTGTTACGCTAGTTCCAGTTTTAGAACCAACAAGAGTTAAACCAGTACCTAGTTTTTCAGTATTTGATGTTAATGCAAAATTAAGAACAAAAACAGAATTGTTAGATGTTTTAACACCTATGCAAGTTGCATTTGTGCGAGCAGCACCATTGACAATACTTAAAGTTTCGGCTTCAGATATTTTTGTATTATATGTTAAATTGTTACTTGCAAGGACAAATTTGTTTGCTCGTGCAACATATTTTTCAACACCTGTTCCGTCAAAAAATGGGTATAGTGTTGTATCAGGTTTAAAATCAGATGCGGTAAATGCAATTGCTTTTTGTCGCATGTAAGGTATAACAGATACATCCACAACACGGTCACCAATTGATTGTGTAATTGTTTGTGGTGCAACTTGACTTAAAATACCTGAACGAGTTTGTGCAGTTGTTGTAGTTGTAGTTGTTCTATTAAAATTCCTATCAAGAATTCTACCATTGCCAATAAACTGATTGGTTTGAGTTGTTCCTGACCAAACAGTTTCCCAAGAACCCCATTCGTAAGCAAAAGGTGAAGCATTTGTTGCTTGTAAAATTAAATCCCACGCATCTTTATCACCACCAATGTTTACAAGAACATCTGGTTTTTTGCTTGTGTCAACCCATATGTCAGAAGGTGGATTTAATTGAATTTTTCCAAGATAATTAACCACATTGAATGGATTAATATTCATTGATTTTGAAGCAAAAGGTTGATTTATAAATGCAGTATTTGAAGATGTTACTGTTACAAAAGCACCTGTTTGCAAGTAATTGCTTGAATTGGCTGCATCAAAATTAAGTGTATAAGATGATACATTAAATGATGGGCGAAGTTCTTTATATTTTGGATCAATAGATGCACGATATTCAGCAGAAGTTACATCAGCAACTGAATGTCCTTTAAATGAATCTACAATAATACCATTTTTAAATCTTGGTAAATTTGTGCTATCAAGAATTGTCAAGTCTTGTTTGTTTACCGCATCTTGTTCTAATAAAGACAATGATGTGTAGTATTCTAAGTTTTCAACACGCTTTTCAATTGTACCAATATCACGCATTGTGTAACGGCGATTGTTTACATACTCAACTTGAATGTCACCTGTATTGGCAACATAAGCCGGATTTCGAAGAATGTATAAATTCATCGAATCGTCTTTGTCTTTTGGAGGTGATGGGTCTAAAGAAGATTTTCCTTTTACAACCTCAAAAGTTTTATTTTTATTTAAAACAACTTTATCGATACGAGGCAAATAATATGAATAATCTAAAATGATATCTGAACCATTTTCAGGAATCTTAGGCCCTAAAGTTCCAGAATCAACATCAAATGTTTTTGTTACAGTACCTGAATCTAATGCGTTTGTTGCATTTTTACGAACAGGTCTAAAGTCTAAACAATCACGCAATGTATATTCGGTACTTGTAACTGGAGAAGTATAGATTGGAATTGTTGCGTAATTTGGATATGAATCTACTGTAAAGAAACCTGAACCAGAAGATGTGTATAGATTGTAACGAACAACTAATGGTCCAACAGGTGGTGTAAAACCAGGTTTTAATTTAATTGATGCATGGTCATAGTATGAATCTCTTTGACCATTGTCTAATGTATATTTGTAAGTAACATCACTACCGCCAGTATTTGAAACTGCGGCACCATTGTAGTCTAAAACTTGAATTAAATCTACAACATCAGAAACATACAAAGATTGTGCGGTATCTGGTGTTTTAATGATGTTATTTGCTTGAATTGTTGTTTGTCCAGATGTTGCATATACAATTGCACCACTTGTGTTAACAACTTCACCACCAGTATTTTGAATTGTGGATGATGCAGTCACATATGTTTTTGATTTTGCTGGACTGCCTGAAGGTAAAGAGTATGTTAGTGTTGCAATAATATTTGCAACCATACTATTTGCATTGGTAATTGTCAACTTTTTAGTTGTTGTGTTGACACTAATACTACCTGAAGGAACGGTAGTTCCAACTGGATAAGGTGAAGTACCTGCATTTGTTACAATTACTTGATAATTTGTAGCAACAGCAGAACCTGAACCAGAAGCCAAATTTTCATTTGAATATGTTGTAAGTGCAGGTGAATCTGTTGCACCAAAAGATTGTGATTCGTAAAGTCGTCTAAATGAATATACAAAATCAGCAATAGTATTTTGTGTTATGTAATCTTGGCCAAGTTTAAAGATAGTAGGTTCTAAACTTGAATCTGCTAAAAAGGTATCATTATATGTTGATGCCGCATCTTTAGAACGAGAATCAATGTCCGCAGAATTTATTTTTGTTGTGCTATTGAATGTTGCAATACTTTCCGCATCATTAAACTCAAAATCAATTGAGAACACAGAAGAATTATTTGGTGTGGTAATAAAGCTTTCTGCTAAAGTTGCAGTTTGAGTAGAACCATTAAATCCACTAATAATTTTTGGTGCTTCTCCTGAACCAAGGCCAGATGTAATTCTTAATTTTGCACCTTTGTATGCATCTGTTATTGTAGAAAAGACATTACCGGTTAAAGTATTTGCAAGTTGAACAGTATTTACTGTTGCTGCATTTGCGGTACCAGTAATTGACCTACTTACATCCACATCAAATAAAAATGTTTTGTAGGTGTATGTTTGAGAGTTTGATGAGTTAGATGCCGAATCATATGCAACAGATTTAACTCTTGCAGTACCAATTTTTGTATTTGTAATTGCACCAGTAGTTGTTGTATTAATTGATGCGTTTGGAACACAATGTAAATCAACCGTTGTTAAACTATTGATTGGCCAGTTACCATAATGGTTGTTTGTATAAACAAAATTGCCATAGTCTGCGGTAACAAATTTGTTTTGAACATTATCTGTTTCTCTTGGTTTTTCAATTGTAACTACTGATGGAGAAATAGTTTCATATTCATAACCATAAATGTATGCTTTACCTGGTGACAAAACAACATCCATGTTTGCACTATTGGATGTGTTTGTATCTAATGACAAATTAAATTGTCTTATTGTATAGTTACCCGATTCATCATATGTTCTACGAGCAAGAGTATCTTCAAGAACTGAGTAGATAGGAAGAATATAATTTCTTGTGAGTAAACCTTCTTCAACACGAGACAATTCAATAAACTGTGTGTCATCAGTAGAAGAAAGAGACCTTGAAGCTAAAACCAAATCAATTTTAAAGCGGTCAGAACCTGGCGCTTGATAATTTGAAGCGTCTTGTGCAGGATCTAATAAAGAAGTGTCCGATGATGGTGTAACAATAGATTCGGTAATTTCAAAACCAATTCTTGCATTTGCGGTATTGTTATTATACTTTGATGTTGCAATTGTTTGAGCATCATTTTGAATAAAGAAACCATCATAGAAAAAAACACCTTCTGTTACAGAATATGTTTGACCTGTTCCAACACCAGTTGTATTGGCATAAACAGGAGAAGTTTCATTTGTTTTAATGGTTTCAGAAGAAGTAAATGCGTCACCATAAACTTGTTTTACCATTAAAGTGATTGGATCACCACCTTCAACGGCATCATAAACTTTAATTACTTCGGCACGCTTTGATTCATCGTTTGATAAAATTGTTTGACCAAGAAAATTGTTAGCAACAATTTCGGTAGAAGCGTATGTTGAACTTAAATTGATGTAAGTTGCATTTTGTAAAAATGTTTGACCACCAGTAACAACAGAACCATTTTTAAATACATGGTTACCAAATCTTTCAGATTGTTTTTGAAGAATTGTTTGAAGTTGAGTTAACTCTCTGGCCTGCACGGCATAGCCAGGCTTAAACAACATTCTGAGGAACTTTTTATCCTCATCATAATCGTCATAGTATGGATTTACATTAAAATTAGTTTCAAGTGCCATGAACCATTTTTTCCTTTAAAATCTTACAACAAACTTGAGATTTTCAGCTTGTCCGTCTGTTCTTTCAGTCTTTACTATATTTTCTACATGCATCACATCACCAGTATAGGGTTGAAACTCTGGATTTTTTTGTGAGATAACTCGTCTACCTGATGGATTTGTATTTGCTCCAAGTAATGGTGCTCCAACTTGAACAGAACCTCTCACTTTAGTAAGTCTAACAAGATTTGATGTGTAATCATTTACATAACCACTAAAACTAGCTGAATTTGCCGATGCACCTTGATAGACAAATTCGTTTAAATTATATGCTGTTCCAGAAACAATTGTCAAATCGGTTGTTTGAGAGATGACAGTATTTGAAACGGCCGTGTTTGCTTGAACAGATGCTCCATATTTATATGGGTCTCTTAACAGACCATACTGACGGAAGGTTGTATTTGCAGAAATAAGACCACCTTCAGTCGAATCAATTTCACCAATTCTCATGGCAACCATGACATTTGAGGCACCTAATTGTTTAGCAGAATTAAATCCGTGGCCAAATTTTGGTGGTAAAACTGCTCGAGCGGTGGCTCCAGTTCCTGTTCCAAAAATACTTACATTTGTGTAGGTATAATTGCGACCTCTTGTTGTAACTGTTATTTTTTGAATAGAGTTTCCACTTAATTTTGGTTGCGACAAAACAGTTGTTCCATCACCGTCAACATAAACTCTAGTGACTAAAGAAAGTGCATTTGCGGTATTTGAACCGCCACCATTTGCAGTAGCACCTGTTGAAAGAGTGATTTTTAAATTGACCGCATCAACACTTGAAATATAATACGCACCACCTAAACCTACACCTGATATTGACATATTTGCAGTATTTTGTAATGCTGCGGATAAGTTTGGAGAAACCGTATCATCGGTACCCAAAACACTTAAAATTGTGCAACCAGTTTGAAAAGCCGAAACGGTAATATTGCTGTGAATGTAACCTGTACCACCACTTGTAGTTACAATTTTTGATATTTCACCATCAACTGCCACATTTGCAGAAGTTGAAAAATCTAATTTCGCTGTTGATGTAGGAGCAGGCACCCAATTTGAAGTAAGAAAACGATTGGATGCTCGAACATTGTAAAGATATTTCCACAAATATCCATCTGCGGTTTCAACAATACCATTGGCAGTTAGATTTTGACCTGATGGTTCTACGGTAGAATTTGATGATACATTATTGCATAAACACAGATAAACATTTCGTTCTGTGTTAATTACATACATTGGTTTTAAATTTTGTGTTGTATTTGATGATAACAAATCCGATAAAATGATTGTGTCATCATATTGACGATACTTTGTATTTCCTGTCCAATCAATTCTTGGAACAACCAACTCAACATCATTACCCGTAACTCTTTTTCCGGCATACATGTTGTCCCAAATACTTTTTTCATTTTTTACGGTATCTGAAATTGATTCTGCAACATCTTCGTTTGCATACGGAACATGATTTCCAATGAACACATATCCAATGGTAGTTGGTTCTGGTTCATAGAACGATTCTTTAAATTGTTCTGCGTTATGAAACGCAAGTTTTTCTGATGTATAGAAAGTTGCCATATCTTTTATTTATTGTGATTACCAAGCGTCAGTAGATGCAATTCTACTCCAAATATTTGTAGTTCCATCATGTGCAGTTGTGCAATAGTAGAAATAATCATTTGCAAGATAGACCATACCTCTTGTATGACCATTCACACCTTTATTGTTTGCAGGTGCAGAAGAAATAACAATCAAAGAATTTGCAACATTGATACCAAGAGTATTTGCATAATTGTAAGATGCTTGTGCAATTACATTGGCTGCATTTGCTTTTGTGAAAGCAGCATCAGCAGTAATGTTTACAGTATTTGCCCACGCATAAGACGCATCGACTTTAACATTGACTGTGTTGGCAAATGCAAAACCTGAATCTGCAATTACATTTGCAGAGTTGGATTTATCAAACGCAGATTGTGCTAAAACATTGGCACTATTGGCTTGATTAAATGCGGCCTGTGCCAAAATGTTTGCAGAGTTAGCTTTATCAAAAGCAGCATTAGCAAAGTTGTCATAATTAAGTGCAATAGCCGCAGTTGCAAGTGCGGTATTTGCAGTATCATATGCCGCTTGTGCTACAACATTTGCAGTATTTGCTTTAGAGAAAGCTCCCACAATATCTGATTGTGAACTATTTGCCTTATCGAAAGAAGCTTGTGCAAGAACATTGGCCAAATTAGCTTTATTAAATGCGGCAGTTTCATCTGCTATCGTCAAATAAAGTGTTGTATTGACAGTATTTGCAAAATTAAATGCCGATTGAGCAATTACATTTGCGGTATTTGCTTTTGAGAACGCACCTGTAGCATCACCTTGTGCGGTATTAGCAGCATTAAATGAAGCATCTGTTTTTAAATTTGTTGTATTTAAATTAAGTGCATTATTTGATGCAAAATCGTAAGCTGAATTCGCTTTACTAAATGCGGCTTCTGAAGTTACTTGCGAAGTATTTGAAGTTACCCAAGCAAGACCTGCGGTAGAAAGCGCATTGTTTGCTCTATCGAAAGCATTATTTGCATGATTATAACCAGCATTTGCGGTATTTGATGCGTTGGTAATAAATTGATTATTCAAAGAGACTGAAATTGTGTTGGCAAAATCATAAGCATTTTGCGCTAATACATTTGCAGAATTGGCTTTACTAAATGCGGCTTCACCAGTAACATTGGCAGTATTTGCTTTTGCATATGCCGCTTCGGCAGTAACATTAGAAGTATTTGCAAGATTAAAAGATGCCTGTGCCAAAACATTAGCAACATTTGCTCGACTAAATGCGGCTTCTGCCGTAATGTTGGCAGTATTAGCTTTTGCGAAGGATGCTTCACCAGTTACATTAGCAGTATTAGCGGTGTTAAATCCTGCTTGAGCAAGAACACCAGCAGCATTTGCTTGTGCGTATGATGAATAAGAATATGTGTTTACAGTATTTGCAAACGCATATGCAGAATCTACTTTAACATTAATTGTGTTTGCAAAAGCATACGCAGCTTCTGCGGTAATGTTTGCTGTGTTTGCTTTATCAAAAGCACCTTGAACAACACCCGCATTAGCAGTATTTGCGGCATCAAATGCGGCCTGTGCTAATACATTAGCGGCATTAGCACGACTAAATGCAGCATCAGCGGTTACATTGACAGTATTTGCAAATGCATAACTAGAATCTGTTTTAATATTTACTGTATTTGAAAAAGCATAAGCCGAATCTACTTTAATATTAATGGTATTTGCCCAAGCATATGCACTATCGGTTTTAATGTTGACGCTATTTGCAAATGCATATGCGGAATCTGCAATGATGTTTGCAGAATTTGATTTATCAAATGCGGCCTGTGCTAAAACATTAGCGGCATTTGCTCTTGCAAAAGCGGCTTCTGCACTAATATTGGCAGTATTTGCAATTGCATGTGGAGTATTGGCTTTATCAAATGCAGCCTGTGCTAAAATATTTGCAGAGTTTGCTTTTCCATACGCAAGATTGGCAGTTGCAAAAGCTACAGGCGCCACATTGTCAATTGCAAAATCTAAGTTTGCAAGACTGAGTTGTTTAGTGGTAAATACACCACTACTTTTATCAACGACCACAAATACCGTATTCAGCGTATTTGAATCGGGCGTTGTTAGTTCTGTTAAATCCGTTATCTTAATTGTCGTTGACATTTCTATTCCTATGTTTCTACTGAAAGAATCAATTCGTTTTCAGCAATAATCTCATCTAGTGTTACCTCTGTTGCAATCGCATCGTAATCAACATTCAATACCACCAATTCTTCATTATTTGCAGTTATTGTAAAGGCAGAATTTACAGTTAGCAATGTATCGCTGATGACTGAGTTCACCATACGAATCTCCGAATTTACGGCAATCCAAGTATTGGCGCCAATAAAGTCGAGATTAGCGGCTTTGGTAAATTTAGTACCTGTTCCAACAACAAAAATGGTGCTGTTAACATTAACAGTACCAGAAAGTGTTCGTATATTTTTAGGTACCGTCAATGTGCTCATTGACACATTGGCAACACCTAATTCTTTTAGTTTATTTAGCTCTGCATAGGACTTAAATCCAGCAGGATGTAAGAGTTCCTTAAAGATTTTTTTGTATCGTGCAAACTCAATTTCCGAAGATAACAAGTATGAATAATTGATATAAAAATCACGCCCTTGCAGTTTTCTGTCTGATGAAGAAAGTATGGAATCAGATGAAGTCCATCTACCAGGTAAAGTTTCTAATGTTGGTGCAAGTGATGAATTTGCAATCGCAGTTCCATCTCCAATTGATGTTAATACAATTTCTGGAACTGTTCTTAGTCCTTTTCCTGGATCAAGGATTGTAATTTCTTGAATCTCGCCAGCACGACCTAAACCACGAGGGAATAGATTTTCACCATCACCCATGACTGTTGGAACGGCTATATTTGCATCAAAACCATTAGTAGAAGATACGGTAACTGTTGGTAGTTTATCATTTGTATAACCTTGACCACCTATTAAATATCTTCCCCAATGTCTAACTGGTTTATTTGTAAGTATAGACCCAAAACTGGTGTTCACATTAAGAGAGGTATTTGATGCAATTGACACAACAGTTCGTGTATTTGAACCAATTTTAATTCTATCACCAACAGTCAATTCTGTTTCAAATAATGTTCCATAACCTTGCACCATAACATTACTTGCTGATGTTACACTTGCATTGCCTGTAATTTTTGCAGGAACAAATTGAACTTCAGTAATAGTTCCAAATGCAGAAACATTGGTCACTTCAGCGGCAGCACCAAGTCCAAAACTCATAGGTTTATTGATAAAAACAAGTTCATCACCAACTGCATAATCTAATCCGCCATTATTAATTATTAATTTTCCTAATGAACCAAATGTATCAATTTTTACAATTGTATTTGTGGTTGTATTTGCAATTGGAACAATATCAACAATTGCAGGATCAGCATTTAGTGTTGGTGTGCTCACTACAGCTAATTCTGAAATAAGAACTTGAACATTACTAATTTCACCAATTGTGCTATAAGAAATGTTTGAAAGTGCTTTTGAAATGACTGTGTTTACATTTGCAACTGTGCCACCAGAAAGACCCCAATTTAAATTTAAAATTACATTGTTTGCTGGGTCGATATCTGAAATCACATCCGAAAAAATAGTATATGTGTTTGGTGTATTTTTACCTGTTGAATTAATTTGTCCAACTGCAAAAAATAATTCTGATTCAGGAACACCTACCGCACGAACATTAGCTGCTACCTGAAATCCTGCGCCACCATCACGAATTAATACTTGATTAATTTTACCACTAAAAGTTTTTGAAACAAACGCAACTGGTATTCTATCAAAAGAGGGAACAACAATAGGAACAGGATCGCCAACATTATAGTTTGCACCACCATCAACAATGGAAATTGAAAGTAGTGATGCAAATGCTCGACCTTTTAAATAAACTAAAGTACCATCGGATGCAATAATATCTGTAAGTATTGTTTCACCATATCTAAAGTCACCAACAACTGTTTTTGGGTTTATAAACAATTCAATTACAGGTTGATTGTTTATTGTTTTAATTTCTGTAAATTCTACAATTGCCGATGCACCAGAAATTTGTCCCGTTACTTTACGATTTGTAAATACCGAATTATCAAGATTTCCATAAAATACTTCAATTAAAGAATTATTTGCAGGAGCAGTATAAAAATAGAGTTTGTTTATTTCTTTGCGAACAAAATAATTTGATGATGCAATTAGAGCACCATTAATGTAAACGGTAATATTTGTATCTAACGAACCATCAAATGGAACAAGATTAAATTCTTTTTTCGTTCCATTGCCTGTATAATAACTTGAGATATCATCGGTTAATTTAATAACCTCATCTCGTTTCCATTTACCATCAGATGCTCGTAATACATCATTTTTTGGATACTTAACTTCAAGTTCTTGTCCATATAACATTCTGAACAATAACTTAAATGAGTTCTCAGAACCTTTTGCTAAATAAAGAGGTAAAACATTTTTAATTAAAACTTCTTTATTGATTGCAACATCTTTTGATACAAGAGAAGCATATGTTGCAAAAAACTGTTCTTCAAAATCATCAATTGAATCATCAACATCAGATAAATTTCGAAAGTCTTTTGCTTTATTTGTTAAATCGTTGAGCTGTGTACCTTGTTTATTTTCAAGGTATTCATAGTATGCTTCCAAAAAGGAAATGAATAATGGATATTCTTCCCGAATAAATTCAGGAACTTGACGATTTACAAGTAACGATGTTTTTAAATCAGACATTAGACACTAACAAGTTCGGTTACAATAGCTGCAGGGTCAGTATTATCAATTGTGATGATTGTATTTTTTGCAGAAGAAATAATTCCTTTTTCTGATTCTAAAGAAATTCGAATATAACCATCGCTTGGTTTTACTGATAAAATTCGAATATCGTTTAATGCAACAATTCCATTTTCATAATCAATAGTTCCCACTTTTTCACGGATAATTTGTTTCTGTGCATTACTATCATAGTAAACAGTTCTTAAATCACCATAACGAGCATCTAAAACTGCAATAGCGGTAGCACCATAACCATTACCACCCGAAATCGTAACTAATGCAGTAGTAAAATCAATACCACGATTAACTACTGTAATTTTTTGAACACGACCATTTACAATTGTTGCAGTTGCCGATGCACCAGTGCCATCACCCGTAATTGTGACAGTAGGTGCGGTTGTATATCCAAAACCTGGATTCGTAACATTGATTTCTGTGACACCAGTATAAGAGTTTGGCACTTCTTCTAACTGTGCAGTTCTTCGAACACCAGATGAATCAAATACATCAAATTCAGAAGATGCTAAACGATTCGTTGTCGTACCACGATGTAGTTCGGCATTAAATTGAATACTATATGTTTTGGAAAGACCAAGTTCTGGTACAAATCTTTTTTGTAATCTTAATATAGTTTCAGAACCACGAATTGCATTTAAATCAACACCATCTACCGAATCTTGTAGTTTTGAAAGAACAAATGTCGCATCAAATTTGTTTAAGTTTGTATCACTATATGATAAAATGGCATTGCGAATGGCAGTTTTAATTGCTTCAGGACTTTGAGTAGTTTTATTTTTATCATATTCAACATAATTGTCAATTAGCAAATACAAATATTGTGGTTCAATAATTTCCGCACCAATTGATACAATGGATTTTGGAGAAATAATATCATCAATGATTCTTTGTTTTTCTGTTTCAGAAATATAATAATTTTGTTTTGGTTTTAAAGATATGAAAACTTTACCATAAACTGGTGGTAATTCATCTTCTCCTCCCCATACTGACAATGAATCAATGGATGGATAGTTCTTTTTAATATAAGATTCATAATCTTTAAATGTAACTAAACGATTCTGTGTCGTAAACTGTGCAGGTGCACCAAATTTAATTTCATCAATTGATTCTCTATCTGCACCGCCTGATGCCGCAGAAATAGGCTCAATAACAAAATTGTTAATACCTTCGGCTACAGAATCTACGAGAGTTGCAGTTGCAATAAAATTATTTGCTTTGTTTGCAGCAGTTCCGTTTGTAACGAGGTAAGTTACAGATACGATTGCACCATCTGGTAATTTTTTACCAATTACATCATTGCCAAAATAAATTTGAAATTTACCACTTTTATTTTCTTGTAAATAAAAAACATTTGATGTTGTTGTAACTTCTAAAACATCTGTTACTTTTTGATATACAGTTACTTGTGTGTTTCCTGCGGCAGGAACAGATGTTACTTTAATTGTTGTTGTATCTATACTTGCATCGGGTAAAGTAAATACTTGTTTTGGATTTGTTGCTTGATTGTGGTTAAAATTATAAGTTACTAATTGACCTTCGTAAATATCTAAATTTTCAAAATAATACTGACTGTTGGCTTTTGCAACAGTAACTTCATTTAAAACAACAAAGTTGTATGATGTATTGTCAATCTGATTTGACAAAAATGAAAAACCAGAAGGTATTGTTAATGAAGCGGAAGTATTGCTAGATGATTGTGCAGTAAAATTAACTGTCGCAATTGGAGCTCTTTGTGAATAAGGAACATACCCTAAAGCTTTAGCATGTGAAACAACTGAATCTCTCAACAATGCAGTATCCAAGAAAGATTCATTGGCTACCATGTTTAAGTAGTAGGCATTGTAATGTGTATTGTATGCGAGAATATCCAACAGAATGGATAGGCCAGAACCCTCAAAGTCATAATCAGTAAACTCAGTTTGCTGATTTAAAAAGGTCTTTAAATTATTCTTGATTTGGTCAAAATCAAGTTCTGTAACTCTTAAACGGTCTGCCATTTTTATCTAATCCGTTCTAGGAAAAAATTGATTGTAATTGGATTTGGATTATTAATTACGAAGAATTCCATTATAACTTCATATTTGTTTTCATCTGGAGCTGCAATTGCGGTAACATTTGAAATTTGCGCTCTTGGCTCAAAGTTTTCAATCGTTTCTTCTATTTCTCTTTCGATTTGTGCGGCCATGACGGAATCAACATTTTCAAACAAAAGTCGGCGAATATTGCTTCCCAATTCAGGCTGAAAAGGTCGTTCATAGTGATTTGTAAGAATCAGATTTTTAATCGAATTAATTACAGCTCTTTCACTCTTATGCACATTCACATCTTTTCGAACAGGATGAATGTTGAAACTCAAGTCCAAATCTCTAAAATCTCTAGTAAAATTTTCGGTAGTAGTAATTGTTGTCATCGTCTATTTATTCAACCTCCGGCAAAGACATTGCTGGATCCTGCTGCAACAGATGTGCATCCCGATAATGCATCTCCAACTCGGCCGGCACCTTTTCCGTTAACAAAAACTTTAGAGGATCCTGTGGCGATTGGTGCGTTATGTGCTGGACAAGGAGAACCTGGTAACAAATGCACGGTGTTTACATCACCTTGACGAGACCAAGGAATTCCATTGACAAACACATTTCCCGATCCTACTGCTCGAACCATTCCTGAGCAATGTGCGGAATCTGCATCTCCAATTCTTGTTGCGGCCGGCATATTATCTCCTAGTCGTAATAAGTGTCCATGAAAGAACGAATACCTTCCCACTCGTTGTATATGTCATGGGTTACTGTATATGTCTCTTTTGTTGGTACAAAAAATTCGTCATCATAATCAACGATAATTTGATATGTAAATGTTTCAATTGGTTTTGTGTCTTGATTTAAATTAAACAATTCTTTATTTTTTGGCACATTATCTACACCTACAATTGTTGTTGATGTTTCAATTTTATTAGAACTACCTTTACTTACATATTGAAATGAGTCTTTAAATGGATCGCTATATTTTCCAACAATCATTACACTTGTTGTACCTGGTGTAATTATAACACTTGCACCGGTACTCATTAATTGAGCAGTAACATTATTAATGACTTCTCCTGCATCGCCTGTAGGAATAATTGTTGCATTAATTGTTCTTGTTGACCTTGGTGTTGACTGTATTTGTGTTAATGGGTCATCACCAGCAGGACTAATTGTTAATGTTACGGCCATTTGTTTCTCGCTTCATTAATTCCTGCAATTTATCGTTCCAAGAATCAATCTCCACATGTTGTTCATTTGTATGTGGTGGTTCTGGTATTTTAGGTATAAACCGAATCACATTATCAAATTTTTCGGGTATATCTTCATACTTTGTATATGTTAATAACTCACCATTCAATAAGATAACAAACTCATGTGTCATATCAATTCAAATCAATACGAGGAGCAGTAAACTTCATATTACCACCAGAGTTTACTGTATATGTTCCGCCAACTTGTTCATTGTAATTACCACCAACTTCAACTTCTACATTTCCATCAATCTTTACTGTCGCATTTTTCTGCACATAAACTTCGGCATTTCCTTGAACAGTAATGTTGCAATCTCCCATAATATAAACATTATCATCTTTCATAACGATAGTGTATTTGTCTTTTGTAATCTTCTCTACTCTGTCACCATCAGGATACCATTCCGTAAAACTACCATTTCGGTGTGCAATATGAATTCGTTCTTTACCTGGTGTGTCATCATATTCAACAATATGACCAGATTCGGTCTCCATTACATTGTTGTATGGATAAACCGCATCGTATTTTGTCTCTGGTTCGTTCCATGTTGATGTTGCCGTTGGAACGCCAGATACTTTATTATTTTTTCTTTCTTGTATGAAAGTTTTGGTGATTGTATCAGAATCATTTCTTGCGAGCCTAGATGTAGTTGGTTCATCTAAATTTAAAGGATAATTACTTGCTTGAGATTTTTCTGCAATTGTAATTCCTGTTCCATCAGTATTGTATGTTTTTGATTCTGGACTTCTAGGTGATGAAGCAAGTTCAGATGCACTTCTTGGGTCACTAAATGGTTCTTGAATATTTGCAGATTTTAAAGGAATACTTGAGAAAACACCAAGAACAATTGGTTGTTGTGCCATTTCTCCATCAACAAAAAAACCAAAAACCATATCACCTTCTTTTGGTGCATATGTGTTACTATGATTTACAGGAAATGCAACTTGAGCCCAAGGTAAAGCAGAAGTTGGTAATTGCATTTTATTATCTGCGTTCCAACCTACTGCACGAACTTTAAGTCGTCCTAATTTCATTGGGTCTTTTCGGTCTTCCACAAAACCAAACCACCAATTGAACCCACCTTTACCTGCAAAATCTTTATCTTGTTGTTCCATATTAATATTCTAAAATTTCTTGGTTTTGTCTTGCATCACTTACAGGTATAAAATCATTGTTTGTAGAAGTTGTCGCAACTTCAATAATTGTTTCATGTTTATCGTAACCAATGATTTGTCGTGAACCTACGATAATGTATTTGCCACTAATACTTGGGTCATCATTGTCTCCACCTTTTTCTTTTTTACCAAAATTAGGTGCTTCAAGATTAATATTAAAACCTGAAGTCAGTTGAAAATTGCCTGGCATTACAAGTTTAACTCTTTTACTCATCAAGTTGTTGATAATAGATTTTCTTTGGAACAACCAATTTTCAATATTGTCCAACTTTGATGCCAATGTTGGGTCAACTTTTTTGATGTAACTACTTAACTGTTTTGCAGCATCAAAACTTGCCATTGTTTTCTTTGAATCATAAGCTTCGGTACTGCTTACGCCTGCACGGTTAACAATTACAGATTGATTTGCATTGTCGTTTGCATGATTCATTCCTGCATACACATCACCAAATCCAATTTGTTTTTTTGCCGTTGTTCTTGTTAATGGGTCAAATCCAATAAATTGACCCGCATTAACACCAGACCTTGTCTTTTCAATCATGTCAGTTTGTGCAACAACTTCTAAAGCTCTTGCAGAACTTATTTCAGAAAGTGCATTACCACCTGATGCCTTTGATTGATTTTTAGGTTCAAATTTAACATTCAATAAATCTTCTTGTGTCAATAGTTTTGACAGAGAGACAAAGTTAAATCCAGTTAAGTTTTGAAAAAACATATAGTTGGGTGATTGTTTTTTATCAACCGACCTTTTTGCACACCAATCAATTGCATCTAATGGTTTTAAATTTGGAATTACAATGTCTCTTATGCCTACTGTTTCTTCATAAAAACCACCCAAGTTGTTTTCAGAAACTTTCAAATAGTCAGTAAGTATTTTACCTACAACTTTGGCGTATGTGCCTTGATAAGATTGATTAATTCGTTGTTGGTCTGAAAAAATCAATTCGTCTGTAACAAAATGTAATGTAAAATTTTCACTATTCAATCCTTCATTTCTACGATTGGATTGTTTATAGATTCTAAACGATTTGTGAAAATTTGCAATATCTGGATTCTTTTCATCTTTTACAATGTCAATTAAAAGACTTTCTGAGCCATCAAATAACAATTTACCAGAAAGACCAACAGAATCTCTTATCAAAATATTGCCGCTAAGAACGGGCATTAGAATCGAATCAAAAATATTCAATTCTTCATAAATTTTTGTAATGTCAATTGGACCCGCTTTGGTTACAATTGTCAGTTCATTTACTTTGAACTGAGTGGATTTTTGAATAGAAAGGCTCACGATTTAATTACTTTTTTAAATTCTTTTTCAATTTGAGGAACAAAATCGGGCTTCAATAATTTAATTTCTCTTTTACCTTCATTCAACTCCATCTCATAGTCATAATATGTTTTTGTTTCTTTTGTTATTTTTTCAGTAATTGATGAACCATCTTGTAAAGTATATGAAATGGTTGATGCACCTATATTTGCATATGTATTTGCATCAACTTGAAGTTTTTCAACAATTGAAATGTTATCAAAATTTGTTCTTGTTACAACTTTATAATAAGATTCAACATTGTTTACATTCATTGACCATGCCAAACCTGTGACACCTGTGTTTGCGGTATCTGCATAATTGTTTGCAGAATATTTTGTGTTTACATAATCAATAAATGGTTGATATTGCAATGGCCAATCATATTGAGGATCCATGATATCATTAAATAGTAAAACGATCCAATGCCTTTCAGGATTATCGTAATACTTTGATGCGATAATTTCTGGTGTGTCGCTTTCTTGAATATTGTATTTGTAAAATGCAGCAGAATTGTTTTTTAATGATGATTCAAAACCAAATCGAGCAATGATATTTGTTACAGTATCAACACCTGCGGTGCGGGTATTTGATGTGTAAAGAGTTTTTGGAAAATAATTAAAGAATCTTGACATTATCGTTTATTCGCTAGTGTGCTAGTTGATGCTCGGTTGAAGTCAAAATCTTTCTTAGTAAGATAAGTAACTTCTTGGAACTGTAATGTAATTTGAATTGCAGTTGGCATACCTGTTCTACCAACTGAAGGTTTGTTTTCTCCTGGCACTTCATATGCAGACCAACCGTTTGGCGCATAATTAACATCCATGTTTGTCATTACACATGTTGCAATTTGTGGAATATTTGGATTTTCTGCACCAGCATAATAAAATTTAATATCAAACTCGGATGGAGGTATTAAAAAGTTTTGTGCAGATGCAAGTTCAGGTGCTTGATGAAAACGAAATCTTTCAATAATTCTTTGAACTTCAAGTGCTTCTCTTTCATCCCTTGGATAAAAAGTAAAATCAAATTGAAATGTTCTAAAATTTGGAGACTTATAAATCATCTCCAACATAGGATTTGAAACTGTTCCTGTTGCAGCAGTAAACAATAAATCACCTGTTGTACCTAATGCCGCATTGGCAACTTTCTTTGTAACTGCACCTGCACCTGCTTTAATTACTGCGGCGGCCGCATCGGCACCACCACCAGTTTTATACGCATCTACTGCTGATTTTCCTGCGGCTAAAAGTTGACCGCCTAATTCTTCACCAATTGCAGGTGAATCATAAGATTGATTATATGTGTATTGCAATGTGTCGGGCATATACATTGCAATTGCATCTTTTGTAAGTGTTGTAGTTCTCAAAAATGAAAGAGAACCACCAGTTATTCTTTTAATTGAATTATCAATTATTTCTTTTGAAGAAGCAGAATCACCACCAAATTTAATATTTGTTTGACCAAAAAGGTTGTTAATATTACTTACTGCACCACCTGCCGCTTTACTAATTGCAGATGTAATACCGCCTAATGCACCACCTGTTGCACCATTAATTTGACTAAGACCACTATTAATTTTACCAAGAAGTTCACTACCAAAAGAAGATGCTAAATTAGCGGGTGAAGGAATTTCTTTGACACCACCTACATTTTTTGTAAAAAGACCGGTATCAGAAGCTTCAGGCCTTTTAAAACTTGTGTGTCTTTGTTGTTTAACATAAAAAACAACATAGTGACCTTTGTCGTAATTACCAACATCTAAAGGGTAACGAAGTGTTGTTCGTTCAAAATCACTATTCACAAGAGGTGCAAGAGGACCTCTCGCAGATGAAGAACCTTTGTCAAATTTTATGTCGCCGAAGCCAAAAAGTGCCATATAAATCCTGTTCGTTAGATAGATAATATTTATGTCATACAAAGGATGGTTTCGACCAAAAAACCCAAGCAAATATAAAGGTAATGCCGCAAACATCATCTATCGCTCTAATTGGGAACTAAGAGTGATGAAATGGTTAGATGGCAATCCTGCCGTCATATGGTGGGCATCTGAGGAGTTGCCGATACCTTATGTTTCGCCAGTTGACAATAAAGTGCATCGATATTTTCCAGATTTCATTGTCAGGACCAAACGGAAAGATGGCTCCGAGCAGACTTCGATACTTGAAGTGAAGCCGCATAAACAGACGATGATGCCAACGCAAAAACGCAAGACCCAACGATACCTGGCAGAAGTTGCCACATATGCCGTAAATCAAGCAAAATGGAAAGCTGCCGATTTGTTT